GAATGTTATCAGGCAGTGCTTATAACCGTGATGCTCGCCCGAAAAAATCTCGACAAGGAAGAGGAAAACACTCAAAATATTCCGCTTCCTCTCGTAACTCGGCTCGTAAAAGATATAGAGGACAAGGACGTTAATGTATTGTCGAATCCGACTGAAAGATACCAACTATCAAGAGTATGCGAACTATCGAATTCTTGATAGTTCTTCTTTTAAGAATTGTCTTGAAATCTATCGTCAATACGTAACCTATAAGAAGTTTGATGATGTGGTGCCAATCTTTCAAGAGGAGTTTGAACTTCCTCATACTGACGTAATTGGTTATTATGATGGAAATGATTTAGTTGCCTTTACACTGGCATACAAGTTCAAGAGTGTAAATAGTGTATGGGCGGATCAATTTGCATGGAATTATAAGAATAAAAAGTTGAGTTTAGGTCATATTGCAAATCGAAGTGAATGTGCATTATATAAGAGACTTGGATATGATTATTACTATTTGGGAGAAGAGGCAGAATATAAGAAAAAATTAGACGGATACGAAATTTCTAACTTCTTTGAAACATGTCAAAACTAATTGCAAATCTACCAACCAAGAAAGTATGGGTCAGAAAGGAATATCTGACGGATTTTCAATCGGGTGAAGGAGAGTTTGTCGAAGGTATCTGGGTATGTGCCAAGTCAATACAGGGTCGTGCCTTTTATTTTGAGACTTATCTACCTGAGTATGGTGCAATGTATGATAAATTACCCATCTCTGCATTTTTATCACAACCAAAGAAACCTGACCCTGACCTTGATTTAGTTAATTTACAGTTCTGGAACTGTATGGACTATGATTTTACAGTCATTGTCAAGCAATTTGTTGCTCCAATGGAATGGGAACTGCGTACAAGACACTTTGGTAACATTAAAGGACAGTATATTTGTACTCTGGACAACTATCATGGTGATTTTGACCAGATTGATGCCTCCACAAGTGAACTACCTGATGAACATAAGTCATTTAATCTTGTTGAATTAAGAAATGGACAGTTTGCACTGTATCCAAACAACCGTTGTCGCATCTATGATACCTCCATGACACCTGATCCTGTCAAAACACCTGATTTTAAGGTATCAACACGCATCTTTGAGGTTGAAAATGACTGTAAGTGGGGAAGATTAGGTGATTGTGACGATTATTTCTGGACGACACCTGATGAACGAGGACAAAAATAGTTATATTTTACATTGGATACGTCAATTATCCAAAATTCGACCAGAATTAGGTAATTTTGCGATTTGTCCTTATGCCTCTGGTGCTAAATTTCACATCGAAGAGAAAAAATTAAGTGAAATTATGCCAAATTCTGATTTTGATGTTATAATTCATGTAGTAGAGGACAATCTTGATGCTCAATTTCTCTATGATGCTGTTGATGACTATAATCGGAACTATCCAGACTATAAATTCATTGCAGATCATGGAAAAACGAAGACATACATACAAGGAATCCAAACCAGTAACGGAAAATACAATTTAGTGCTGTGCCAACCACGAGAAGAACTTACAGAAGCACGAAAAAAGTTGGCAAAAACCAATTATTACGACCATTGGGAACAAAATTACCTTGAAGAGGTCTTAGAAGATGATTACGGAGTCCTTGATGACAAAAAAACACGTTAAAAATGCTCATATGGGCACTCACTTACTAATTGAAGTGTATAATGTACCCTTTGATAAGTTAAATGATATCAAAAAAATCGAAGAAAAGTGTGTTGGTGCTTGTAAAACTGAAAATTTAGAGGTGTTGAACGTATATACTCATCAATTTGACCCTTATGGAGTGACTTGTAACGTGACTCTTGCCGAAAGTCACTTATGTTGCCATACTTGGCCAGAAAAACAGTGTGTAGCAGTCGATATTTTCACTTGTGGTAACAAAAATCCTCGCCAAGTAGCGTGGTGGTTGCTTGAATACTTCGATAGTGATGATTATGTGATGAATGATTATGCAAGATAGGGTATAAATAAATCTAAAAGTATCAATAATGGCGATTCAACGCAAATCAAGGGCATTTAAGGATATAAGTTTCTCTTTTTCACCACATCCAGTGACAAAAGACTTACCTGTGCTTATAAATGAACGTGCAATCACCAGATCAGTTAGAAATTTAATTGAAACAATACCTACAGAAAGGTTTTTTAACTCTCTTCTTGGTACTGAAATTCGTGATTCATTATTTGAGAACTTCGATAGTCTTACTGTCACTGTAATTGAAGACCAAGTACGTCAAACTATACGTAACTTTGAACCAAGAGTGGGTGAGATAGGTGTTGAAGTGAATGCTTTGCTTGATCAGAATGAAATCGAAGTCAGAGTCATCTTTGAGATAGATGGAATAGATCTTCCACAACAATCATTTACTTTTATTTTAGAACCAACAAGATAATATGCCCTTTACCCAATTTACAAGTTTAGACTTTGATGAAATCAAAGCACAAATTAAAGATTTTCTTAGATCAAACTCAAACTTTACGGATTTTGATTTTGAGGGATCTAATTTCTCTGTTTTAATTGATACTCTAGCATATAACACATATATAAATGCCTTCAATGCTAACTTAGTTGCAAATGAGTCATTTTTAGACTCTGCAACCATTCGTGAGAATGTAGTCTCATTAGCAAGAAATATTGGATATGTACCCCGATCAAAAACTGCTGCAAGTGCTAAGATTAAATTAGGAGATGTTGATTTAGGAACAACAAATGATAGTACTCCTAAGTTCATAACACTTCGTTCAGGACTTGTTTGCATAGGTAATGTTGAAAATACAGTTTTTCGTTTTTCTTTGCCTGATAATGTAACCTCTACAAGAGTTAAGGACATTGGTGGTACATCATTTGCACAATTTGACGATGAAATAAGCATATTTGAGGGAACTTACCTCCAAAGAAAGTATCGTGTGGATACTTCACAAGATCAAAGGTTCATAATTGATAGTCCAAATATTGATAGTTCAACTTTAAGAGTATATGTCGCAGGTGTAAACGAAACAACACTTGGACGTAAGTATTCAATGGTTGATAATATACTAAAGTTAGATAAAAACTCAGAAATATTTCTTGCACAAGAAGTTCAAGATGAAAAATATGAAATTTTATTTGGTGATGGTCTATTTGGTAAGAAATTAGAAAATAATCAAATTATTACAGCAACTTATATTGTATGTGAAGGAACTGGTGGAAATGGACCTTCTGAATTTAGTTTTCAGGGAACATTTACAAAAGATGATGGAACCTTCTTTACACCAATTGATAGTGTAGACATAACTACCACTCAAAACGCTCAGAATGGTGCTGAAGTAGAAGATGTGTCTTCTATTAAGTATTTCGCTCCAAGACTTTACTCAGCACAGTATAGAGCAGTTACACCAAGAGATTATGAGGCAATAATTCAGACAATCTTCCCACAAACTGAGTCTGTATCTGTGATTGGTGGAGAAGAATTAAACCCACCACAATTTGGTAAAGTACAAATTAGCATCAAACCAAAAAATGGTACATTTGTATCAGATTTTGATAAATCACAAATTAAAAATAAGTTAAAGAGTTACGCTATTGCTGGTATTAATTCAGAGATAGTTGACCTTAAGATACTATATGTAGAAATTAATAGTAACATTTACTATAATCCATCACAAGTACCGTCTGCCACAGATTTAAGATCCAATGTTATTAATGGATTAAATTCATATGCGAATAATGTTGAGATTAATAAATTTGGTGGAAGATTTAAGTATAGTAAAATTAATCAACTGATTGACCGTGTTGATGATGCAATTACATCAAACATTACAAAGGTCATCATCAGAAGAGACCTGAAGGCACTTCTTAACCAGTTTGCTCAGTATGAGTTATGTTTTGGTAATCGTTTTAATATAAACCCTGCTGGATACAATATAAAGAGTACAGGATTTACAGTTGCTGGTTCTAACAATATTGCTTACTTTACAGATATACCAAATAAAAATGCTGCTGGTAATTTAGATGGTAGTAATAAAGGTACAGTTAGTGTTGTATCAAAGAATGATAAGAATGAGCAGGTTGTTCTTGTGAAAGAAGCAGGTGGAGTTGATTATATGAAGGGTGAGGTTTTACTGAATACTATTAATATAACGTCAACAGTAGCACAAAATAACATAATTGAAATTCAAGCATTCCCAGAATCAAATGATGTTATTGGATTGAAAGATTTATACTTAAATTTTGACGTTTCTAAGAGTACAATAAATACTGTCAAAGACGTAATCGCATCAGGTGAAGATGTTTCAGGAGTTGTATTTACAAGAGACTACTACACCTCAAGTTACTCAAACGGAGACTTAGAGAGGAAATAATTTATGTCCCAAATTGACAAAAGAATAAAAGTCAATACTATCATTGAAAATCAGTTACCACAGTTTGTGTTAGCTGATTTTCCTAAGGCTACTGATTTTTTCAAGCAGTATTATATTTCTCAAGAATTTCAAGGTGGTGCTAGTGACTTAATTAATAATTTTAGTCAATATCTAAAAGTTGATAATTTAGTTCCTGAAGTAGTTGTAGGTCTTACAACAGCATCAGCAGGTATATCCACATCGGATACAACAATTACAGTTCCGAGTACAAAAGGATTTCCTTCTGAATATGGATTGTTAAAGATTGATAATGAAATTATATCTTACACTGGTATAACTTCTACTTCTTTTACTGGATGTATTCGTGGATTTAGTGGTATATCTGGATATAACATTGGAATTTCTTCTTCACTTATTGATGTTAACAAAGAGACTTTAACTTTTGATCAAACAGTTGCTGCACCTCATACATCTGGTTCTAAGATAACAAATTTATCTGTATTATTCTTACAAGAGTTTTTTAAGAAATTAAAGAAAACATTCTTACCTGGTTTAGAGAATGATAAATTTGCTGATGATTTAGATGTAGGTAACTTTGTTAAGTTTGCTCGTACATTTTATCAGTCAAAAGGTGTTGAGGAGTCAATCAAAATATTATTCAAGGTATTATATGGTGTAGATACTCGTATAATTGACCTCGAAGGTAATTTAATAAAACCATCAGATGCAGAATTTATTCGTCGAGAAGTTGTAGTTGCAGATTTAATTACATCTACAGGCGATCCTCAAAATTTAACAGGTCAAACAATATTTAAATCAACTGATACTCGTACAAGTGCTTCTGTATCAGAGGTGGAGATAATTAAAAGAGATGGAAAGAATTACTTTAAGATAGCGTTATTTGTTGGATTTAGTGATCGTGATTTAATTGAAGGTGAGTTTACGATACCTGGTAACACTAAAATTATAAATCCAGTATCAATTGGAGCATCAATAATTGATGTCGACTCTACAGTTGGTTTTGGAACTACAGGAACTGTTGTTAGTGGTGCTAATACAATTGATTATACATCAAAATCAATCAATCAGTTCTTTGGATGTAGTGGAGTAACTAAGACTATATCCACAGCAGATAATCTTAGATCAAATGAAACAATATTTGGATTTGAGAATGGAGATTTAAACAAGAAAATAGAGTTAAGAATTACTGGTGTTCTATCAGAATTGGTACCGATAAATGATATAAACTTAATAAATGAAAATGAAAAATTATTTGTTAAGAATGTTGGTGAAAAAATAGAAAATGATAAGGACAATTATAAACAGATTTTCGCAAATTCTTGGATTTATAACACAAGTTCAAGATTTCAGGTAGAAATAGCAGGTTCTACATTTAAATTAAAAACTAAAATTGACAAATCATCATTAAAGTTAGGTGATAGATTTGATATTCTTAAGAGAAATAGTCAAGTTAAAGAGGGAAGTGGTGTTGTTGCAAGTATAGATGTTGGATTAAATCAAATCACTGCAAGTAATATTGCTGGATTTAGTCAAATTGCAAACCAAGAATATGATATTCGCAGAATTGTAGAAAAAGTTTCAAGTTCAGGAGCAGTATTAACTGAAGGTAATGACAATATCATTGCTGATACATTAAATGTTTATGTTGATGGAAATGCAGATGGTTATGTTGCATCAAACTCTTTACCAAGTTATGATATTACAACTAATATCGTTGAGGAAACTTTAACTGGTAGCACAGCGACAGGTTTAGATGGTTTTAATCCACTTAATCAAAGATATAATTTTATTAATTTCCCATTATCAAGAAATATTAAATTTATACAAGGTGATGAAATTGTATATCAACCAGAGGGAGATAATTTTGTTGGATTAGATACAGGTAGAACATATTTTGTAGATCCTGTAATACCTGATGATCCTAATCAAGATATAACAAAAATAAGAATATTTAACTCTAATGCTCAAATCGGAACTGCAAATACAGTTCAAGTTGGACCAACTACATCAACAACTGATGTTCATAGGTTTGTATTAAAGAGACATTCAATTAGAAAAATAGGTCCAGACAAGATTTTAAGAAAATTCCCACTATCTCAAAACTTATTTGTAAGTTCTAAGCAGGAATCTCCTATTAATGACATCGGTATATTAATAAATGGAGTACAAATACGTTCACCAATTTCAGATAACCAAATTTTCTTCGGTCCATTAAAGTCTGTTGAATTATTAAATTCAGGTAATGGATATGATGTTCTCAATCCACCTGTTATTGGTATTGAAACAAGCACAGGAACTGGTGCTGCTGCAGAACCGATTATCGAAGGTACTGTTAAAGATGTATTTGTAGACCCTCAACAGTTTGATATTAATACAGTTCAGAGTATATCACTTACTGGTGGTAATGGAACAGGGTGTGTGTTACAACCAGTTCTTGGAACTCGTAATAGATCACTTGAATTTGACAGTAGAGATGTATTCTTTAACGGTGGTGTCGATATTGTTAATGAAACAATTACTTTCAAGACTAATCATAATCTAGAAAATGGTCAATTAGTTTTCTATAATGCAAATGATAATACACCAATTGGTATTGGTTCTGCATTTGATGTAACAAATACACTTACTGGCACACTATCAGACGGAGACCCTTACTTTGTAAGAGTTGTTAATCCATCAACAGTTCGCATATTTAATAGTAAAAATGATGCTCTTGCAGGTAATGCTGGAATTAATACTGTAGGTTTATCAACAGATACAGCAGCAAGTGGTATTCATAAGTTTAGAACAGAAAATAGAAACACATTAATCGCTGTTAAAGTTATAGAAGAAGGTTCTGGATATACACATCGTAAGTTAAAAGTAAAACCTGCTGGTATATCAACTTCATTTAATACTGTAAACTTTGTTAATCATGGATTTAAGAGTGGTGAGATAGTAGAATATTCTGCTGAGACAACACCAATACAGGGATTAACAACAACTAGTTCATACATTGTTAAAAAATTAACAAATGATGCCTTCAAGTTAGCAGATGCTGGTATCGGTGGAACATCAACTACTAATTTTGATAGAGATAATTTTATTAAATTTAATACGCAGGGAACTGGTTTCCAAATATTTAATTATCCAGAGATAAAAATAAACGTAGACGTTTCATTTGGTTCTACAATTACTGGAGACCTTACTATTACACCTGTAGTAACTGGACAATTAAAGGGTGCTTATCTTCATGAAGATGGAACTGATTATGGTTCGTCAATTCTTGATAAAGAAGTTGTTCCTAAAGTTACAATTATAAATGGTGAAAATGCAGAATTTAAGGCAATAATTGTAAATGGTAAGATAATAGATTGTGCAGTTGTAAACAGGGGTAGAAATTATAACTCAACACCAGAGATAGTAGTAACAGATAGTGGTGCTGGTGCTGGTGCAATAATACGTCCCATAGTTGAAAATGGGCAGGTTGTAGACGCAATAGTAATTAATACTGGTATTGGTTATAGTAGTATATCAACAGAGGTCAGAGCGTTCTCTAGGGGTGCTGGAGGTGCTTATGTAGCAAGAGTAAGAAACCTTACTCTAAACAATTCATCAAGATTTGGAGATTCTTTCTTATCAACAAAAGAAGACTCACTTAAATTTGGTATTTTAGGTTATTCGCAAGAAATTGCTGAAACATTTGAGAATACATTTACAAAAAATTCCAATGGTGAATTTAATCAAATAACTGGTCACTCACCGATTGTAGGTTGGGCATATGATGGAAATCCAATTTATGGACCTTTTGGTTACTCTGAAGCAGATAATATTAACTCTGCAATCAAAATTATTACATCATCATATAAAAAAGACGTATCAAAATTAAAAAATAGACCAACAGGTTTTGCAGAAGGTTTCTTTGTTCAGGATCATTTCTTTGATGGTTCAGGGGATCTTGATATCCATAATGGAAGATTTTGTAAAACTCCAGAATTTCCAAATGGAATATATGCATATTTCTCTACAGTTGGTTTAGGAACAGCAACTAACAAATTAGAAGGTATATACCCTTACTTTATAGGTAATACATATAGATCACCGTTTATTAGAGATAATTCATTACTTGATCAGGAATTCAACTTCAATACATCTGGATTAAGAAGAAATACATATCCATACAATGTTGATGAAGATTTTTCTGGAAATGATTTTGTTATTGAGTCTTATGAAGATATTAGACAGGTAACAAATATTGAGTCTGTAACTACAGGTGATGTTGATAGTATTACAATATTGAATGGTGGTTCTGATTATAAAGTTGGTGATATTACAGTATTTGACAACCAAGGTACAAATGGATCAGGATTTAGAGCACAAGTAGATGAAATTGTAGGTCTTGGTATTTCAGTTATAAACACATCAGTTACCTCATTTGAGAATGCAGTTTTTGAGTGGAACAGTCCAACTGAGGTGCAAGCAAATTATATTCCTTTCATTGAACTTAATGACCAAGATCATGTCCAAATTTCAGGTTTAAGTAGTTCGATTGTTAATCTAACTAGCTCATTTAAGATTGGTATTAGTACTGATACAATTGGTTTAGCAAAAACAATGAGTGTCAGTAACGCTGCTGGCACTGTGCAAGATATTTTTGTTACAGATATTCCAAATACAGTTGCGATAGGTGGTTCTCTCAGAATTGGAACTGGTAGTGATACAGAGATAGTTCGAGTATTAAACTTATTTGATAGACAAAAAGCAATCAGAATAGAGAGACATGCTGGTGTAGCACACACATTTGGTTCTAATATTGATGTACTTAATAATCGTATTTCAATACCAGTCAAAACTAAGAAATTTGATTCTGAGGTTAATGATGTAATATTCTTCAATGGACCTCAATCAGTTGGTGTTGGAACAACTGCAGGTGGAGCGATTGAAGTTCAGAACTTTGTTGGAGAGATTGTAGAGCAATTATCAATACCAACAAGAACAATTCATATACCAAATCACCCATTTAAGACAGGACAAGCAGTTAAATTAAATAAACGCAATGGTGCTTTAAGATTTGATGTAGGTACAACAGGTTTGGTAAATGAGTTTAAGTTACCTTTTGTTGGACAAAACACAACTGAAGTCTTTATAATCAATAAAGGTGAAAATTATGTTGGATTAGTTACAACTAGAGCAAGTGTTGGAAGCACTAGTGAGGGTCTATTCTTCTTCTCTAAAGGTTCTAATTCAGGATTATCTTCAGCATTATATAACTTTGAGTCTCAAAAACAACAAATATTAGGTGATATTAATAAAGTTGTTACAACTGTATCCACAAACGTAGCTGCAGCTGTTACAACCACTCATAACTTGCAGGAAGGGGACGTAATTAAATTAAATGTAGTTCCTAATTTAACTGTTGGTATCAACACTACAACTCCAATATCAGTTAATTATAATTCAGAATTTGAACTTTTATTATTAGATCCTATTTCGTTTACCAGTTCTGATGTTGAAACAAATCAATTAGATTTAATTAATCATGGATTTGAGACAGGTGACAAAGTATTTTACGATGGAAATGCAACTGGACTAGGTACAGGAGCATATTTTGTTAATAAAATTAGTGATAGACGTTTCCAACTAGCAGGAACACTAGCAGACATTCAATCAAATCCAGTAAAAACTTTATCTATAACTGCAAATACAGGAGGAGCAAGTCAATCAATCGCTCCTATTAATCCAAGAATTGATGTTGTAAAAAATTCTAAATTAACATTTGGTCTATCAACCACAACTCTTGCAGGATTTGACTTTAAGTTATTCTATGACCGTGAATTAACAAATGAATATCTAAGTTCTCAGGATAATAGTGCATTTAATGTTGGAACAGCAGGTACAATCGGTATTGGTACAAATAATTCCGATCCTATTGGTGCTGCTTTAACTGTACAATATTCTCCATCTGCTCCAACTACTTTATATTACGGATTAACTAAAGGTGGATTTATTAGTACATCTGATACAGAGGTTACTGATTATTCTGAAATAAGGTTTGTTGATAGTGTTTATAATGGTGAATATAAGATATCAAACGTAACTAATGAAACTTTTGATATATCACCTAAAGTTCCAGAATTTTTATCTTATAAGGATACAGAATGTGAAAAACTAGAGTATTCAACTAGATCAACTAATGTTCATGGTCCTATTAAAGATTTCAAGATTATATCACCAGGATTTAATTATAAGAAATTACCACAGTTCACAAAGGTTACTAGTGTTAATGGAACCGATGCAAATATTATAGCAGCATCTAAATCAATTGGTCGAATTAAAAAAATAAGAATAGTTGATTTTGGTTATGAATATTCTTCAGATAAAACACTTGGACCAGAGGCATTTATATCACCAGTAATTAATATTGATAACTTAGATATTATTGCTGATTTAGATATTAAGAGTGGTGGTGCAAATTACTTAAACGCACCTAATTTAATTGTATTCAACCCTGTAACTAATACAATTGTTGATGATGTTTCATTACAACCACTAACTCCGAACCAAACTATTTCAAGAGTTGATGTTTTATCACCAGTAACAGGTCTTGATTCTGTTGTGCATAAAATTGTTGCTATTAATAACTCAAACGGTGTTGGAATTAATTCAATTGAAACAAGTTTATCAGGTGTTGTAACATGTTTCTTAGAAACACCAATTAATGGATTTGATACACAACCATTTGCCACAGGTGATGAAATATTTGTAGAGGGTATACAAAGAGTTGGTGAGACTGGAATTGGTGCAACACAAGGTGGTATATCAACTAATACTACTATTACTGGTGATGGATATAACTCAGAAAATTATAATTTCCAATTCTTTAAGGTAGATGACTACATTGCAGGTACACAAAGTATATTAAAGTTCAGTTTAGCAGGATTAACAACTAATCCTGGTGTTGCGAAAACCTTCCAGTCTGGTTATGCAACACTTGTTAATAAGAAAAAATATCCTGTAATTGAACCAATTCAATCAAGAGGAGAATTTGAACTAAAAGAAAGATTAATTATTGATGATGTTAAAACTGATTTAACAATAGAAGAAGTAAGAAATGATTATGTCAAAATTGATGGTAAATTTAAGATTAAAAAAGGTGATAGAATTAAAGGTGAATTAAGTAACGTATCCGCTGAAATTACAAATGTAGTTAATAATCAAGCTAAATTTAATATTGATTTTTCTAATAGACAAGAATATGGTTGGTTAGATGATATTGGTAAGTTAAATGAAGATTATCAAGTCATACCTGACAATGATTATTATCAAAATCTATCATATACAGTTAAGAGTTCTATCGAATGGGAAAACTTTGTCAATCCAGTTAATCGCTTAGTACACCCATCAGGTCTTAAAAACTTTGCAGATACCTCTGTAACATCTAATATTTCAGTTGGAGTTGGTGAAGTTCGTGAGTCGAACCAAGTTGTTGTACTTGATGTTGGTAATGTTCTTGAGTTAGAGGACAAGCAAAGAGTAGATGCAATTAATAATTTTGATTTTGCAAGAGACTTTGATACAAGAGTTAATGGTTCTAAGTTCTTAACTCTTAAAAACAGAACATTAACTGACTTTACAAGATGTAAAACTAATCGTGTTCTTCTTCATGATGATATTAGTGACACATTTTCAAGTGAGGGATTTGAGAGCACTAATACAGTAATTGAATCACTTACTGAAGATTTTGGCAATTATCTAGTACAAATAGTTGATCCTGATACATTTGATAGTCAGTTTACAGAGTTAGTTGCATTAACAGATGAAAATAATGCATATATCCTCGAAAAAACAACTGACTTTACTACAACTAAGTTAGGTGATTTTGATGCAGATATTCTTGCAACAGGTGATAAGAACTTAATCTTTACACCAGTAGAGAAATTTACAAAAGACCATGATATTAAAATATTAAAAATTGACTTCAATACTGACTTAGCTGGTATAAACACAAATGGTATTGGTAGTGTAGATTTAACTGGTATTAATATTGGTATAGGGTCAACCACAGTCGGTTTCAGTACATCAAGTATTGTTGATTTCCCTAAAACTGATTTCAATGCATTATATGCAAATATCTTTGTTCAGGATAGTGTAACTAAAGAAATTAACTATAATGAAGTAATAGTTGATTTTGATGGCACTGATATTACTATCGCTGAATCTTATGTTGATACACGTTCTGGTTTTAGTAGTAGTGTTGTTGGTGTAGTTACAGCAAGATTTGAGAATAATTTAATTAAATTACAAGTTGAAAATGATAGAGTTAATACTCTTGATGTAAGAGCAAACATTGTTGGATTGGGAACCACTACTTCTGGTATCGGAACATTTAGATTTAATGTTGCAGGTCAACCAGAGGGTGCTGAAAGAAGTGCTAGATTGGAGTCAGGATATGTTACTGGAACTGCAAGTACAATTACTTACGCAACAATTAGTAAAGATATTGATACAACTGTTAAATCATTAGTAAGAGTTTCTTGTGGAGAAACATCTGCAGTACATCAGATAGTCTCAATTCGTGATGTAGATGACATATTAACTGTTCAATATCCATTTGTGTCTGCTGGATCAACAACAGGTATTGGTACATTCGGTGGTGAGATAGATGGAAATAATATAAATCTAAGATTTTATCCTGATGCTGAGTTCCAGTCACTGATAGAAGTTCAATCATATAATCAAATTTTATATACTGCCAGTGATTTTGCGAATACACCACCAGATTTATCATATGGAACAGTTACTCAAAAGTTATTCTTAGCAACTTATGATGGTGCTGCTGGTCAAAGAGCAAACAAATTAGACTTTGACTTAAAGCATAATGAAATACCAATTTATACTAAGACATTCAATCCTACAAATACTGGAATATTAAGTACAACAACTGGTATATTCACAATCCCAAGTCATTTCTTTAACACAAATGAAGAGTTAACTTACACACCAACATCAACATTTATTGGTATTGCAGCATCTGCATTATCAATTGGTTCTACTGCTAATACAGCAGGTGTAGTTACAACGATATTACCAAGTACAGTATTTGCTAAAGTCCTTGATGAGAATAGGTTCCAATTGTTTACAAGACCAGAATACGTTTCATCTGGTGCTGCTGTAACATTTACAGGAACTGGAGCAGGTAATGTTCATAAGTTGTCAATGACAAAACAACTTACTAAAACAATTATCGGTTTAGATGGTGTCGTTCAACAACCAATTAACTTTACTTCAATTACACATACACTAGATTCTAATATTGGTATTGGATTATCTCAGTTTGTATTAAGTGGTATAAGTTCAGTACAACCAAGAGACTTCCTAAAAATCAATGATGAATACATTAAGGTGACTGAAGTTGGTTTCTCAAGCACACCAACTGGTGTAATCAATGATTCTACTGACGTATCACTAGGTATTGCTACTCTACCAGTCGTTAAGGTTGAAAGAGGACAATTAGGTATCGCAGCGACAAGTCACTCTGCAAACGATTTAGCAAGGGTTCATAGAGGAGCGTTTAATATTGTTGATAGTACAGTCTTCTTTGCAGAACCACCCAAAGGAAATAATCGTTCAAGAAGAGATGAAACTAATTTACCATTCGTAAAGGCAAACTTTAGTGGTAGAACATTCCTAAGAAGTGATTATACAACCAACATGATATTTGATGATGTATCTGATACATTCACAGGTATTGGTAAGACATATACATTAACCGTTGGTGGTGCAAATACTTCATCAGGTATTGGTTTAGGTAATGGTGTATTATTCATCAATGGTATATTCCAAACTCCTAAGACAGTTAATAATACTGGTAATAACTATGAGTTTATCGCAGATACAACTGCAGGTATTTCAACTGTTGAGTTTACTGGAATAACATCAACTAATGGAGACTT